CAAGTTGGCTACAGATTAACAAAGCAAGTGTTGCAAGTACAGGAGACAACCACACAGCCTTTACAGGTCGTAGTGCTGCAGCAAGAACCTCACAAGGTTTAGCACATTTTACAACCTATGAAGGTGCCAGTGATTACGGAGAAGTAGTTATAACAGATGAAGGATCAGGTGTGAAACCTTTTTACTTTAAAATGACAGGTACTGGTGCAGCATTAAGTAGTCGTACTTTTTTTGCTGAAGAGATTACAGTAAGTGGCACACACTATCCTAAGTTTTGTACTATACACGATAAACATTTAGTAGTAGCAGGAGCAGCTACAGCCCCTAATACTATTTTTTATAGTAACACTATAGCAGACGCAGATGATGTAACAGATTTTGAAGGAGATGGGGCAGGAAGTATAGTATTAGATGATCAAGTAGTAGGACTTAAAAGTTTTAGGGAAGACTTAATAATATTTTGTCGAAACAGTATTTGGAAATTAAGTAATATAAATGTCACTGCTTCTATAGAAGTATCATCAATTACAAAAAACATAGGTTGTTTAGATGGCAAGAGTATTCAAGAGATTGGTGGTGATTTAGTATTCTTAGCACCGGATGGTATCAGAACACTAGCCGGTACAGTAAGAATTGGTGACGTTGAACTAGGCACAGTTAGCAGAGCTATCCAACCTGTAATAAAATTTATTGCCGATAATATTGGAACCTATACTATAAGCACTATTGTTATTAGAGATAAATCTCAATATCGCTTATACTATGGGAGTGATTCTACAGGCAGTGCTTCAAGAGGAATAATAGGCACACTTAAAACAAACGACCAAGGCTCTACTCAATTTCAGTGGTCTGAAACTGTAGGCATAGACGCAAGTGCAGCAGCAGCTTCAGGCTTTAATTCTAATGGTGTTGAAAAACATTATCACGGAGATTATTCTGGTAGAGTTTTTAATCACGATGTAGGAGACAATTTTTTAGATTCTAGTAATACTGCAAGTAATATTATTTCTAAATATCAAACTCCGGATTTAGATTATGGAGATTTAGGAACTCTTAAAACTTTAAAATATGCAAAAGTATCAATTACTCCAGAAGGAACAGTTGATACAACTTTAAGAGTTAGATACAATTTCGATAATTTAGACAGTCCTAAACCTGCTGACTATTCATTATCAATACCTAAACCTTCACTATTTGGTACAGCAGTTTTAGGAGCAACAGCAGCACATAAATTTGGTGCAGCTTCTGATCCAATAACAAGACAAGTAATAGAAGGAAGTGGACACAGCAACTATTTTCGAGTATTTAGTGATAATCAAAATGCACCTTATACAGTTAATGGCTTATATATAGATTACGTACCCTCAGGGAGAAAATAAAAATGGCACAAAGTTACACACGACAAAGTTCAATGAGTGATGGGGATACTATCACAGCAGCTTTATTTAATGATGAATACAATCAACTAGTCAATGCTTTTGCATACTCATCTAGTTCAGCAAGTTCTACAGGACACAGACACGATGGCACTGCAGGACACGGTGGTAGTATTCATACTATAGGTGATTTAGATTTCCTTAATAAAATAGTTGCAGACAGCACAAATAACCGATGGGGAGTCTTTGTAGAGGTATCTTCAGCAGCAGTAGAACAAATTAGAATACAAGACGGAGCAATCGTACCAGTAACAGATAACGATATAGATTTAGGTACAAGCTCTCTAGAATTTAAAGATGCTTACTTTGATGGCACAGTAACATCAGATGCCTTTGCAGGTCCATTGACAGGTAATGTCACAGGAAACGCTTCAGGTACTGCAGCAACTGTAACAACGGCTGCACAGTCTAACATTACAAGTTTAGGAACTTTAACAACTCTTACTGTTGACAATGTTATAATTAACGGAACTACAATAGGTCATACATCAGATACAGATTTATTAACCCTTACAAGTGGTGTACTAACAGTAGCAGGAGAACTAGACGCAACAAGTTTAGATATTTCAGGTGATGCAGATATAGACGGCACATTAGAAACAGATGCTTTATCTATAAATGGAACAACTGTTTCAGCAACTGCAGCAGAACTTAATATTCTTGACGGAGTTACTGCAAGTGCTACAGACATTAACCTTATAGACGGAATTACAAACGGAACTGTTATAGCTAGTAAAGTTATTATAACAGATTCAAACAAAGACATTACTGGTGGTAGAAATATTACTATTAGTGGTGAGCTAGATGCAGCTACATTAGATATATCAGGTGATGCTGATATAGATGGTACATTAGAAGCTGACGCAATTACTATTGGTGGAGTTACTCTATCTGAAACTATTGCTGATACTGTAGGAGCTATGGTTACAAGTAACACTGAATCAGGTGTTACAGTTGCTTACCAAGATGCAGACAACACAATAGACTTTACAGTCGGAACACTTAACCAAGACACAACGGGTACAGCAGCAACCGTTACAGGTGCAGCTCAGTCAAACATTACAAGTCTTGGAACTCTTACAGCCTTAACAGTAGATAATCTTGGTGTTAATGGTAATACTATTACAGCAAACTCTGGTGCTTTAAACCTCACACCTGCTGCAGGTTCTGCTATCGTTTTAGACGGAACAATCAATGTAGATGCAGGAGTAGTAACTGGTGCAACAAGCGTTACATCAACAGCTTTTGTTGGTGGCTTAACAGGTAACGTAACTGGTAATACTAGTGGTACAGCAGCTACAGTAACAACTGCAGCACAATCAAATATAACAAGTCTCGGAACCCTTACAACTCTTACAGTTGATAATGTTATAATCAATGGTTCTACTATTGGTCATACAGGAGACACAGATTTAATAACAGTAGCTTCAGGAATAGCTACAGTAGCCGGTGAAGTTTCAATGACTACACTGGACATAGGCGGAACAAATGTTACATCTACTGCTGCAGAATTAAACATCCTTGATGGTGTAACTTCAACTGCTGCAGAACTTAATATCCTTGATGGAGTTACAAGTACTGCGGCAGAACTAAATGCCCTAGACGGTATTACTGCAGTAGTCGGAGAGCTTAATGCTCTTGATATTGGTAGCACTGCTGTTGGTACAGCCGTAGCCTCTAAAGCTGTTATATTAGATTCTAATAAAGATTACACAGGCTTAAGAAACTTAACAATTACTGGTGAGCTAGACGCAGCTACTTTAGATATTAGTGGTAACGTAGACATTGATGGTGTTTTAGAAACAGACAATCTAACAATCGGTGGTGCTCAAGGTTCTGACGGACAAATACTTACTTCTACAGGAAGTGGCGTAGGTTGGGAAGATGCTGCAAGTGGTGGAGCTTCAAACGTAAATGGTTTATCAGATGCTAAGACTTTTGGTACTTCATCTATAATGATTGGAGACAATGCTACAGGAACTATTGATGCTGCTAACTATAACACAGGTGTAGGTATTGATGTTTTTGCAGCACTTACTACTGGTGATAGTAATGTAGCCTTTGGTTTTTCTGCACTTAATGATATCACCACAGGAGAATCAAATACGGCTGTTGGTGCTTACGCTTTAGACGCTAACACCACTGCGGAGTACAACACAGCAGTCGGTAAAGATGCTGCAGGAGCAATAACTACAGGTTCTGCTAATACGGCAGTCGGTAAATCTGCTTTAGAAACTGCAACAACAGCAGCAAATAATACTGCTCTTGGTGCTTATTCTTTAAGGGTAAGCACATCAGGGGCATCTAATGTTGCTGTTGGGCATTTAGCTTTAACAGCTAATACCACAGGTGGTGACAACACAGCCGTTGGTAAAAGTGCTATGGCAGCTAACACCACTGGTGGAACTAACGTAGCCATTGGAGAAACAGCTTTAGACGCTAACACCACAGGCTCACATAATATTTCTGTTGGAGTTGGTGCTTTAGGAGCTAACACCACAGCAGATGACAACGTAGCAGTCGGCAGAAGTGCTTTAGCAGCGAACACAACGGGTGCACATAATATTGCAATTGGAAGAAATACATTACTAACCAATACAACAGCAACAGGAAATATTGCAATTGGGTATGATACTTTAGATGCTAATACCACTGGAGATAGAAACATAGCAATAGGAGACTCAGCCTTATCAGCTTTAGTAGGAGGTTATCACAACAACGTAGCTATTGGTAGAGATGCTATGAAAATCACTACTGTTAATTCAGAAAATATAGCAATCGGTGCATACGCTATGGATGCTACCAACAGCGGTTCAGCAACACAATGTACAGCCATAGGTACTTATTCTATGAGTGGAGCATTAGCGGGATACGGTAATACTGCTCTTGGTGATAGCACGATGAAAGTTGCTACAAGTGCATTTGAAAATACTGCAATCGGTAGAAATGCTTTAATAGCTTTAACAACAGGTGATAATAACACGGCAGTTGGTTCTTATGCTTTAGACGCTAATACCACAGCAAGTAACAACGTAGCAGTCGGCTATGGTGCTGCAAGTGCTAACACCACAGCAACAGATGTTGTTGCCGTTGGTACTAATGCTTTAACAGCCAATACCACAGGAGCTATAAACACTGCTGTAGGAAACTTTTCTTTAGATGCAAATACCACAGGGCATTCTAACAGTGCTCTTGGTGGGTATTCTTTAACAGCAAACACCACTGGAAATTACAATGTTGCAATTGGGCGTAATGCTATGGCAGCAAACACCACAGCTTCTAACAATGTTGCGATTGGTGGTAACAGCCCTTTAGACGCTAATACAACGGGTGACTCAAATGTTGCTGTTGGTAGTGGGAATTGTTTAGGAGCAAATACCACAGGTGCTAACAACATAGGTATAGGTAATGCAGCATTGTCACTAAACACAACAGCAGCCAATAATATAGGTATCGGAACTGCTGCTTTGGAGGCAAACACAACGGGTGCTTCAAACATAGCCATTGGTTTTCAAGCTCTAGACGCTAACACGACAGGTGCTAACAACACAGCCTTTGGTAAAGGTTCTTTAGGAGGAAACACCACTGCTGCTGACAACACGGCAGTTGGTACTGACTCGCAACTGGTGAGTACGACAGCTACAAGAAATACATCAGTAGGTATGGACACATTACGAGCCTGTACTACAGGGTCTTACAACACTGCTCTTGGGCAAAGAGCTTTGTACGCAAGTACAACAGGAACAGAAAATTGTATAATAGGGTATGTTGCAGGGGACGCGATAACTACAGGAAGTTACAATGCAG